TCATCGCCGCGCACAAGGATCATACCGTCCTTCGCATTGCTCATCAGCAACACGTCAATCGGCGCAGTCTCGGCGGATCCATCATCAGGGTTGATTTCGTAGGCGACACAGCTCCAATCGTTGGAATCGTAATATTCCTGATGCCATCCGACGGGAAGCGGCAACCGCTGCCACACCTCAGCACGAGGAAGCGTCCAGTACAGCTGTCCGTCACTGGCGCCGATGATGATATCGTGCTCATCGTCGGCGGAATACCAGCGGCGGTGCAGCCACGCGATGGTCTCAATCGGCTGGGGAAGCGTAGCCGGTAAAAGCTCGCATGCCGCCAGCGGTCGAAGAACACCTTCTGTGGTCAGCGCATTGCTCGCGTCCACAGCATATCGCGGATCGATACCAATGCCGTCTCCGTACTGGTTCAACCCCTTAAACTCCGGGATCATCATCGTGCCGCTGTAGGCACCAAGGCTCGTCAAAGCCATTACATCATCCCCTCGGGAAGAACTTGGTCAGTAGCGGCTTCAGACGGATACATGCCGCCAGCCCCGCGCATTGCATCCGTTTCAGCATGCACCCCCGCGATCATCTCGTCGTTGACCGCCTGAAGATTCTGGATGCCTGCCTGCAATTGCTGCTTTTCAGCCAACAGTTGCTGATTCTGGGCCGCAAGTTCCTGCATCTGCTGATAGATCTGATCGTGCTCTTTCAGAACCGGCAAAATGCGCTCCTTGCCATCCACATGAAGAAGTTCAAACAAAACATAAAGCGGAAATTGAGCGCCGCCCTGCATAGCCATACTGTAAGCCTGCATGAACAACTCGTTCTGCGCCTGCTGACGAAGCGGGTTTCGTCTCTGCACCTGAACCTGAACAGTATACGGAGGAGGCGGCATATGGCCCTTCTTTGGCTTGCCAAACAGCCTTTCAGGATCAGCACTCACCTGCCGCTGCTGCTGGGTATGCTCGCGCCCAGTAACCATCATCAGTCTGTTTTTGTCGTAAAACTGACTGATCAGCCACATTACCTGCTCAACGATAGCCTTATATCCTTGATTGAGAACATTCGTTCGAAGACGAGTAATTTTACCACCAGCTTCCTGAAGAGCGCTGATCGCGCTGGCAGCCGTTACGCCACCGGCCGTTTCGCCTCGGGTAAACTGGTTTTGACCGCTGTCCTGTTTAATATCGGTCTGCATCTGCAGCATTTGCTGAGTGGCCGCGCCGGTGAAGGGCTGAGTCTGCATCCACTGCAATGCGCTGGGGTCAATGCGGTCGCCTTCAATCACGTCGCTTTCCCAGTCCAGAAGCGCCTCCTTGTCGAGCCCTGCATTTCGGTCCACCAGCAGGCGACCCTTGGACGCCATGCGCAGGTTCATATCAATGTAGGAGGCATAGCGGTTGACGTAGCGCATCATGGGCGCACATTCCTGAATCAGGCCTTCGCCTACAGGAATGCCCTCAATCGGCGTATAAACGTCCAAAACAAAGGGATAAAGGCCGTGGCTGTAAAGGTCCTTCGCTTCGTCCAGAAGTGCGCCACCGGCCAAATACGCGACGTTTATGGTATATCGTTTTGCATCCGCATCGTAAAGCCGATACCAATACTCAATCAGCATAGCTCTCTCTTCATCCGCAGGCCGTGTTTCATCCTGAGAAGGCGGCACACCCAGACTGCTGTACTCGTTGTAGTCAGCGCCGATATGAGCGGATTCTTCGGGATAGTGCTGTTCATACCAGCTCATGGGATGCCAGCTCACCTTGAACACAGCCCTCGCGTCCTGAATGGTATCAGCTGCAGGGTCCCACAAAAACGCCTCAATCGGCCAGCGGAAAACCGCAATATTACCTTTCCCGTCGTCCATCGTAGGTTCCCAGGAAACCTGAGTCACAGCTGTTCCCGTACAGAAGCAGTCCTCAACGCGTCTGCGGTGAATGCTTTCATAGTTGTTCCGTGCCATAATAAAGCGAACAATATCCGTAAGGTCTTCTGCGACCGTTTCAAATTCCTTTGTTTCAGGAAGCATGAGAGCTTCCGGCATGTTATCCATCTGGTCAGCAACGCAGTTGTTGAAGGTGGATTTAAGCGTCTGCAATTGCAGGGTGCGCTTGTCCTTCCGGCGCGAGGCCGTCATGGAATCCTGCTGCGGATCATGCAGGAGAAGAATGCTTCTGGCCTCTGTCGCACGCTCGTGCATTTCCCTGCATCCATCCTGCCAGATTCGAAGTCGGGCATACGCCTCTTCTTTTAACTTGGTCTGTTCTGCATTCAGGTTCTGCATGTTTTTCACCTCGGAAGATTGATAAAATACTGTTTCTTTGCTCCGGAGGCAGAAAGCCCTTTTTCGGCATAAGTCATACCACGAAGCTTGGATTCCACTTCCAGAAAGGCATTTCTGAAAGCGTATCCCCTACTTTGTTTCTGGGCATTTCCGTTTCTGTAGATCAACCAGGTAGCCCAGTCTGCAATGGCACGGTGCGTCCATTCGGGCAGATTCGGGCTGCTTTTGTCGTGGGTAAGTGTGGTATAGACATTGCTGTCCATACTCACGTTCTGGCCAGCAAACGCAACGACAAGCCTGTCGTAACCCTCATTGATATAATCAAGTAGGTACGGCATGAAATCGCCCAAATCATCAGCGTCGTTATTGGTCTGGTGCATAACCGCATTTTTGAGTTCCAGCAGATTCATACCGCACCTCCTGTATTACAGATTCGGATACTTGTTCTTCAGCTGCAGGAATACGGGAACTTTCACGTCCACATATTCTCCGCGCTTGATTTGCGTCACGACTCCATTCACAACGACGGTTTCAGTCTGGTCCACCTTGGCGTCCGTGTCCCCCTCTTCCAGGAGCGGAAGAATGATACGCACAGTGGTTGCGGTATCCTTAGGAGCTTCAGGAGCGTTTTTCACAGAAACGCCGTCGTTCAGAGCACTGGGATTCATCTTAGCCATGGATTCTCCTCACTTTCTGCATAAAAGAAACGGGGTAAACCCGTGGATGAGTCTACCCCGTTGGTGTGTTATTGTCAGGCTGTAGCGCCGTGTTCGAGACGTACGATGAAAGCATCCTGAAGGATGGTGCAGCAGAAGCCCTTCACCTTCCACGCAATGGTGCCGCGCTGCTCCAGAGGATCAGCCGCGCCGGCAGAGCCGGGAGGATTGATGATGATCTTCACATTTTCGCCGCCTTTACCAAGCTCGATGTCGCCAAAGGCGTTCTGGCCGTAGATGACGGTGCCATAGATATTGGATCCATCAGCAGCACCGCCGGTAGGAATGATAGTGGTGCCACTGCCCCAATTTTCGCTCACAGTGTCATCAGGCATCCAGCGGAAAGTAATGGTCTTGGCGGAAGCATCCACTCGGTCAATACACATCAGGGTTGTGGTATCGCTGTTCGTCACAGCAACCAGCTTGCCGGTCAGTGCGCGAGCATTATCATGGGTGATGGTATTGCTGAACGTAACCTTCCTGGCAGCAGCATCAACGGCAACCACAGTCAGGCTGGCAGTAGTGCCAAACAGATAAGCTTCGTTCTTGAACACCTTGGCGTTGGAGCTCTCATAGAACTTCACTTTGTACAGGCAACCCAGCTCGTAACGCTCGATCTTTTCCTTGTCCTGGTACTTGGCCACGTCGATCCACTGTTCGTCGGCAGTGAGGTCGTAGATGGCGTCGGGATGGACGATGGCGTGATAGAAGCCGTCCTCAAAGGGCTGGCAGTTGTTGCGGCGCAGGGTGCGCACAGCCTTCTTAATGTCGTCGGGGGTCAGTTTGTCAGCCGCGGTGATCTCCAGACGGGAGCTCTTGCCACCAGCATACTGGACGTTCATGCCAGCCATGAGAGCGTCACGGCAGATGGTGTCCAGAAAAAGAACAGCCTGATCGGAAAGCAGCTTGGCTACCTCCTGATGCATGTTATCCAGCTGGTAGAAGTTCAGCTCGTCAGTCAACTCCACATGACGGCCGTAAGGCTTGACCATAGCGGTCAGAGCGGTCTGGCGGATCTCCTGACCATCAGGAGTGATGCCTTCCTTCAGGGGCTCAACAACAGCCGCATAGGGAACCATGCGGCGGAACTGCACATGCTTGCCGTTGTGCTCGGGCAGGGTGCGCTTCTGGCCATCGCGGCCATGCACCATTTCGGGGCGAACGTTCTCCAGAAGAGTACGCTCGTAATAATCAACTACACCAGGAGCTACGCCCTGGCTGGTAGTGAGATTCAGATTGTCAAAAAGGGCCATGCTTCACATCTCCTTGTTTTATTAACGCATGTCCACCTTCCCGTTTTTTGCCAGCAGGGCATTCAGCTTGGCAAATTCCTGATCAGACATCTTGGCAATGGACACATTGCCCACGGACACACCGTTCGAGGAACGGATCGGAGATGGAACGTGCTGTTTCGGCTGGCTGCCAAAAGTCTGCAGAACATCCACGAAGTCCTTGCCGCCAAGAATCATCTCTCTGGCTTGCGGGTTGGTGTTGTAGATAGCCATCACGTCAACGCCGGTAGCACGATGAAGAGCGTCGGCCTGTTTCACAAGCTCTCCCGCACGCTGATGAGCCTCCGCATATTCGGGGCTGAGTTGCTGTGCCTGAGGGCTCACGAAACGGCCTTGTTCATCACGAGGATGCTGCGCGACGTTCTGGCTGGGTTGCTGATTGATTGGGAGACCTTCCTTCATGCGGAGGTATTCCGTTGCACGTTCCAGGGACTTAAATTCACCGGAATCAACCAGATCCTGGGCGTCGCGGGCAATGATGCGTTCCAGAAGTGCGTTTTGGCGTTCCTCCATGCGGGCTGTTTCAGCCTGCCTTTCAGCGTCCCATTTGGCACGTTCTTTTTCCATCCTGCCCTTAAACCAACCAGGTTCCTGCTGGGGCTGTGCGGGAGTGGTCTCGGGGGTGGGCTGCTGTTCCGCAGGCGATTCACTGACGCCAATCACGTCAGCCAGCGTCTGAGGTTCATTCGCAGGAGCCGCAGCGGTACCATTCTGCAGGCTGGAAGCGATAGTGTTGACAGCATTATTTTCCATGGTTCAACCTCTTTTCTCGGCTCCGCAAATCACGGGCCATATATTGCAAAGCCGCAAATCACGGCAAATGCATCAATATTGGGTAAAGGGATCGTATTCCTTGCGCTGCGCCTGCTTGTTCTCTTTTGCATTCAGCGGACGTGCCATGCAGAAGTATCGGGTTTCGTCGTAGATGTGGTCTTCAGCTTCGGAGTCAACATCCTCCGCTTTACGCAGGGAATACGGCAGCGCAGGAATGGTGCGAATGAACTCCTCGCACGTGTTGAAGATATACATCATCGGGCGGCCGTCTTCACGGAACCGGAAACGCTCGTGAAGCTCCAGCTTGCCGGGCAGACGTGTGTTTTCACCGGGCCGGAAGTAGACGCCAGGCGCTCCGTCACGGGGTTCCATCAGCTGTGCTACGCTGTCGCCGCGGGATCGGTCGAAGATGGCCGGGTCGGCAATGCGGTCAATGCGGATGTTGTCCGCTGTCTCGTGCAGTCGTTCACGCTCCAAAATACCATCCACAATCTGCCGCGGTGTGATCCTGATGCCTGTATTTGGTCGGCCAGGCTCACAACCGTACCATTCGCGGTAACGGTACGCGCATCCGCGGGGATCGATTGCCCACCAGCCGACGCTGAACGGTTTGGAGTAACCATGGTCGAACGTCATATAACGCGGCCAGCTGGTAGGAATTTCGAAAGGCGCAATAACGTGGGTGCCGATTCGGTCGTAATAGTGTTCCGGCTTGTCCGTCCACTCAGTGAATACCTGACCCTCGAAAGCATTCCAGTCGCCGTGCAGCAGGGCGTTACGCAGAGCTTCAGGCTTTGCTTCCAGCTGGAAAATGTAATCTTCGCCGATGTGCGGGTTTTCCGTCACAAGCGCCGGAATGTATTGCTTTTTGTAGATTTTCGTTTTCTTGGCGGCTTTGCTCTCGATTTTGATTTCGATCAGCTCGCCATAGGGACCAGCATCAACGAACATCTTCTTGACCCAGCCATGGCCGATATCGCCAGGGTTGGAAGAAGAACGGATGCAGGGATGAACGCCCAGTTTCTTTTTGGCGCGCAGACGAGTTTTCAGGAAATCGTAAATCTCCTGTTCAAAGCTTGTCAGCTCGTCAAAATACAGCCACTGGATTTCTGCGCCCTTGTAGGAATACATGTCGGCCAGATGAGCGCAGTGCCGGAAATGGATGACGGATCCGTTTGGGAATGCGATCTCGTGTCTGGTGGCGTTATACTGCCCAAGGCCATCAGGATAGCTTTCTCTGGCCTCCTTGATGATCGTATCTTCCAGCTCGTTGTAGGTACGGCGGAAAATATAGGCATGCGTACCAGGGTACATCAGACATCGGAACAGTGCGTCCATAACGATGGCTTTGGACTTTCCGCCGCCTGCTGCACCGCCAAACAGGATTTCGTTTGCTTTGGAAGCGTGAAACATTGCCTGTTTGGGTGTCGGCTTGTAGTCGATGGTAAAGTTTCCGCCTTTGAATTTAGCCAAATATTCCACGCTCCTTTCAGAAAAGTGAGAGCTGCCGATGGGAGTCGAACCCGCAGCCTGCTGATTACAGAACAGCCGCTCTGCCAATTGAGCTACGGCAGCAAGTGACCCGCAGTCTGGCTCTGATACCTGCGGGTCGTCGCATAGGAGGGAGGCACACCAATACCTCTGGCTGTGGAAGCTGGGATTGAACCAGCGCATACAGGAGTCAAAGTCCTGTGCCTTTCCGCTTGACGATTCCACAATGAAAAATCCGCCCTGCTCGGACTGCGCCAGCGGTGCTCACTGCACCATGGTCGCACAGGGCGGTGTTGAAGAGGTGTCATGCTCCGGCAAGGGAATGCCGTGCAGTGGAGCGACCGGCTGGATTTGCACCAGCGCTTCATGGTTCTCGCTGCTGAACTACGGCCGCATGGCGGGAAGTACAGGATTCGAACCTGTGGAACGTCGCCGTTCTGCGATTTAGCAAACCGCTGCATTCGGCCCCTCTGCCAACTTCCCATGAAAATTGGCCCAACCATCAGGGACTGGTCGGGCTGAATCTTCTGAATTTTCCAAACGGGCAGCAGCTAACCGCCCGTTACACAGGTGTATCGCCGAACCGTTCTCATTCCGGGTACCCCCTTTCTCTTCGCTTATTTTTAACCCCGGTGGGGTCAATACACTTGGGGTGGTGAGGTATATATATACGGGGCGGGAGCGGCGCGAGGGACCCAAATCCGGTATCCCCCCCGTATCCAGACAACCTGGTACCCATACATACCATCACAAAAGAAAAAAGAAAAGTCCTTGTGTTTGAGTGATGTTCAAGGACAAATCATTACGATATAAGGTTTTGCTCGTGGTTCGTAGCAGTAGACGCAGCAACGCACAAAGACTCATTCTTCGTCATCGTCTGCGTCTGGCATGCCGACATCTGGAACACCGTTCACGAATGTAATTGTACAGCTGCCGTCATTCTCACCCAGCAAGCCGGATTCATATTTGTTGATTGCGAAAAATGTGGCGTTTTGACGAAGATAGGCTTGATTCTGGTCGTTGCTATCCAGGTCTTTTTTAAGATTGCGGTGGGCCTTTGCAACCTCTGCGATTGTCTGTTTTCGCAGCATATCGCGAAACTCTTCCATCACTTCGGGCTTGTCAAACCACCTGCGAACCGTTACGGGATGCACGTTGATTTCCGGATCGGCCGCGATCTTTGGAATGGAAACACCATCAATGGACATCTGAATGGCCTTGCGAACTTGCGGAGTCAGAGAGAAAACCGGATCTTTCTTTCTCTTCACAATAACACCCCTCCCAGGGTACGCGCAAACGAACGAGCTCAACAGCCCCGCCCCAGCGCATACCTACCGAATTAAGCCAACAAAAAAGACCCAATGCAAAACAATGCACGGTCATTTGGATAGATATGGTCTACAGTTCAAAAATTCAATTCACTTTGCCACTGTTACTATAACATATACATAAAAAACATGTGTAACATTCGCACCACAACTTTTTGGAACGGTGAAATTACATCGTAATTGATGTTGAAATAAGTATTGACATTGGTGTACATCCATGCTATCATAAGCACGTGTTCAAGGGAAACCGAACAGGAGGATAAGAAAATGAAGAAGTATCAGGTTATTGGTGGCCAATACGAATCTGTTTGGTATGGTGAAAGCGACAGCTTGCGCGGCGCCAAAATCATTGCAACAAAGAACGAAGAATACTGGGATAACTGGCAGGGCTTTCACAAACCGAGCATTTACGCTGCCGAAGATGTGATGGAGATCGAGAGCTTCGGCCGTATCACTACACCTGATGGTGTTATGATCCGCGTTCCCAAACAGTTTGCAGAACCCGTGTGCTAAGCGTCAGTCTCTCCCCGCATGGGGAGAGTGGATTGAAACTATCACAGATCGGAGGGAAATGCAATAGCAAAAGAGTCTGACGCCCATGTCCGATGGGTCAAAGAGAATACAACCAGAATCGTTATGAATCTAAACCACAATACCGACGCTGACATCCTCCAAAAACTCTCACAGGTTGACAGCAAACAAGGCTACATCAAAGAACTCATTCGCAAGGATCTGCAAGACTCTCACACCGCAGAAGAGTAAATAAAAGCCGCGCAAGCTCTCACCCCTGCGCGGCAGCCTCCCCAGAACAACCACGAACCAGAGCGGCCTAATCATTATACCACAGGCCGCCGAAAAAAGAAAGGCGGTTTATTTATGACTTACGAAATCACCACCAACACTCAGTACGGCAGTATTGAAATCTACTTCGACGGCAAACCCGCCCAGGCGATACGCGACGCGCTCAAGCTGCTGCGCTTCCGCTGGCACGGAATCAAAAAATGCTGGTATGGCTTCGCGGCTGAAAGCGCAGTCAGGGACGCGATCATCGAGGCAAGCGAAACCGGCGATCACGTCACCACTGAAGGTTATATGGGATCTATTGCGGTATATGGCAGCAAGTCCAACAAGTACTTGCACGGCGCCGACCTTAGCGCAGCCATCCGCGAAGATCTGAAGAGGGTCGGCATCAAGGGCGTTACCATCAGGGCAAAGACCTACGCAGGAGGTCAGAGCATCACGGCAACGGTAAACGCTTCCCCCGCCGATCTGATCCCGCTGGATGAATACAAAGCCGCCTACCGCGTCAAGGCCAGTTACTACTGGATCAACACGGACGAACACCCCGAAGGAATCCACGTTGATACTTATTTTGGCATGGATCCCGAGCAACAGGAAGCCACACGCCTGGCGGCTGCTGAATGGGACTACAAAAATAACGCCTGTAAAGAGCGAAACGTAAACCAGTACCGCATCGACGACTACACCGAGTATACCGCAGATTTCCTCAATAAGCTGCACAAGGTCAATCAGATCATCAGCGCGTACCGCTACGACGCCAGCAACAGCCAGGTGGATTACTACGACACCAATTTTTATTACGACATCCGAGTAAAACCCAGCAAGTAATCCACCCCAATCAGCGCCCGCCCGTGGGCCTTGTACGCGGGTAGAAAGGAATGAAAATGGTTCTGTATTTCAAAGAGCGAGCCAAACAGCCGAAACGCTTGGCCATCAATACCGATAAAAGAATTTACGTCACGGGAGACGCTGCAAAGCCTGAACACGAACAGGACGCAATCGTCATTTCCAGCCGACACCTTGATAACGTATGGGCTGAGATGCAATTCTGCGGCTACGACTGGGCCGAAAATTTAGGAGTAGTCATGGAAACATGGTCTTGCCTGATTCCAACCTTCTGACACATTGTTAACATCGCCAAAAAGCAAACCCCGACCCACATAGGGCCGGGGAATCTTTTTCACTTTGCCTTGCTTTTCACACTCTGTTCGACCTTCTCCAAATACCTGTAAACCTGCTGCTTGCATGCGGCTTCACTCAGCTCGATCCCTTCATCAGCCAGGCGGGAGACAACTTCAGCCCATGTAAGCCCGTCAAAATATTTCAGTTCAAGGATCATCTTGACGCGGCTGTTCGGCGCCAGCGCAACGGTTGCCTCCACATAGGCGCATTCCGCTTCCAGCCGTTCAATCCGCTCCCGGTTTCGCCTTTTCTTTTCGCTGTCAACGCCTGAAATTTTAACATGACATTTGGTATATGGGGCATCCATGTCGGACGACTGTACACTGTCCGTCACAATGCACTTGTCAGCCTTCAGACGTTTGATTTCAAGGCGCTTAAACCGATAATCATCAAACAGTTTCATGATGCTATTCAGACCATCACCCCCTAACAAAATTAAAAATCCAGTATACGCACACAAGCGCCCAGTAGCAGAACAGTAATAAATCTCTTGCGGCATAGGCCCTGAAAAGAATCACATAGCTGATAACGGCAAGGATAAGTTTTAACATTCACGATCCCTTCCCATGTTTAAAAGCCCTCCTCTTGTTGACCTCTATCTTCCGCTCCACCTGCTGCGCGATATCAATGCCCATGTGCTCGGCAGCGCTCAGGCACATGATCACGATATCGGCCAGCTCCTCAGCGTAATTCGCCGCATTCTGATAGCCTTCATACGCCTCGCATACCTCTTCACGGATCAGCAGAACCAACCGCCTCCGGACGTACGGAACAGACCGCCTTTCCACGCACAAGTTGACATCATCATACAGTCCGTGTGCTTTTGCATCCTGATAGATCTCATGGGCAATTTCTTTCAGGGCTGAAAAATTCAGCTTGTCAGGCATCACATGTTCCCTCCCTTGATCATCTGGTAAGGGCAATCCATGCTCAATCCAACCTCAGCCAGACCTATGCGCTTTAAGGCTTTGCGCGTTTCGCAGCTCTTTACAAGAGCCGTGTTTACAATCCTTTCCCCGTCCTCCGTGTCAGAAATGCACGGGCAGTCAAGATCGCACTTTTCCAGCACAGGCGCCAGAAGGGTCTGGGCGTCGTCAACAGTCATAATTACCAGTTCTTCCGGATGCTTTCGCACATGGCCGAACTGAAGTTTTAACCGGCTCATTCGAGTAATGATCATGTGCCTTACGTCAGCATCCGGGTTTTCTTCAATCAGCAGTTTCACAGCGTTGGCAACGATCTTGCTGGCTGCTTTGAGAAGGCCGATATACCGCCCGTTTTTGCTTTCCCTCAGCCTGCGTTCAACCTTGCCAAGGTTGTCGATAATGGCATTCGCGCAGCAGTTAAGCGTCGTAACGCCTACAACCTCTTCGTCGGACATATTGCGGTATCTGCCGTTCATGCGGAAGCACCATCCTTCCCGGGCTTGTCAGCGCACAGAACTGTCGTTCTGGCCGATCCGGTCCCCTTTCGGATGCTTTCAGGCCATACGCGGTAGCCGTTGTCAATCAGGATCCGGGCAACCTCGCCGCGGTCTTTTGCGTTCTTGATTTCCAGGATGATTGCATTCATGTGTTCTTTCCCTCCCTGCGCATCTGTCCGGCGTGTTCCCTGTGTTCCGAACATTTTCTTTCGAATGGGAACAGCTGAAACTGTTGATTTATAAGGGTTTCTTCGTTCCCGTTCCCACTGTTCCCACTGTTCCCACTGATTTTTCGCTTGTAATTTTTCTATGTGTATGTGTGTGTTTCACAGAGGGGGACACACACTCTCACGTATAAGAATCGTAATTTTTAATGGGAACACTGGGAACAATGGGAACATCCTTATTTCATAAGGGTTTGCGAGTGGGAACAAACCTCGAAAACAGGCCTTTTTTGTTCCCACTGCCAAAAATCGATGTCCAATTGCACAATTTAGATGCTGATTTGTTGTTCAATTTGTTCAAACACTTCTTCAACCTCCAAGTCCGGCAGATTCAGACATACACACCAGGGCGGACTTTGCCCCTGCTGCAGCCGTTTCCTGACAGTCAGGCGCTTTTCACTCTTTGAACACTCGATCTGGCCGGACTTCTTCGCCCAGCTGAGGAAGCTTGCCGGACTGAACCCGGCGTCAGTCATCACGCGGTCAAATACGCTTTTGATGATATACGCCTTGGTTCCGTCCTCCTCCACCTTGCCCCAACATTCCCCGGCATACTGCCCAAGGCTGTCAGGGGCGAATCGGTTCGGATTGCTCGCGATCCAGTCGCACACCCAGTCATAGGCACGGCGGTTGGTGTCTGCTTCCCGCTGCGTGGTCAGATACGGCAGGATGTCCTCCGCTGTCAGGCAATTTCCATCGTCAAACAGCAGCAGCTCCGCCATAAAGTCCGCCGTCAGGATCAGGCTGGCTGTCAGGATCTGCTTGTCCGTTGCTTTGCCCTTCAGGCTCTCGTAAAACGCTTCCTGCGCGTCTTTCATGATCTCCATCAGCTCATCATTGCCGGACAGCTTTTCAACGAACATACGGCCAGCATGACCGTAATTCTGCACAAGTGTCTGGTAGGCTTCTCGCGGATCCGGAAACAGCTTGTCCGAACACTCCACCTCAATCACGCGGTTGACAGCACCAGCTTTGCTGTTCGATGTTGTAATGGGCTGCTCTCCCGTAGTCAGAATGGCGTTTCGCCATCGCTGTACCTGCTGCAATCCTCCGGCCTTCGCGCCCCTGTTCTTGCTCACGCCTTCGCACAGCGTATAGATCAGCTCATCAAATTCCTTTTTGCTCTGGATCAGCTGCAGTTCATCCATGCAAAGCGGCAAGTGTCCGCAGAAGGCCGCCATCTGCTCGCAGGCTACGCTTGTGCTTTTGGTGGTTTTGACATAGCTGCCGATCTCAGGATAAGCCCATACGCTGGCCGCAAGGATCAGCGCGACGGATTTACCAATGCCGCTCACGCTGCCCCACAGGTGGAGGATAAACGGCAGCGCGCTGGTTTTGGCAACCAGAGGAGAAGCAAACGACGCAGCCAGAATGATCCGGCACGGAATGCTGCTTCCCGCCCTGACCGCCTTGGCCAGTTCCAGCCATTTTTCATAGGAGCCGTGCTGATGCACTGCGCTGAACGCATCTCCATAGATGCCCGCGCTGTCATACAGAAGTCCATCCACATAAGGCGAAAAACCGTATCCGTCCACCCAGCCCAATCGGCTGACCGTCTGCACCTCCGGCAAATCTTCATAGTTTTCGTCCTCGATAAACGCCAGATATCGCACCAGTTCCTTGGCGCTTTCACTCGTTACGCTGATTCCGCACGTGGACAGTGCTGTAATGCCTCTGGCCGTGGAAAGAGTAGCCTTGTCAAAAACCGCTTTGCGCCAGTCTTTCCCGCGCCTGTAAGCAACCTCCACCTTTACCTCGCCGGTCTCGATATTGACCAGCCTTTTGGATACTGTGATGGGATGCGGGCATACTACCGTTGGAGCGCCTTCCCGGTTTATATAAGTGACACCATCGTCATAGCAATCATAGTCGCCGCACTTCAGTTCCAGCGGCTGGCCGGAAAAGGCGGTCATGTTTTCCGCCAGTTCCCGGCCCTGACCGCCCAGCTGCAGTTTCACATATTCCAGCCAGAGCTTTCCCGCATTGGTGACCTTTTTGGTCTTTGCGTCCTCCAGCATCATGCCGCGCAGCCGTTCCAGCTGAAACGCATTTCCGCGGAACGAATACAGCCATTCATATGGCGCAACACTCAGATAATCCTCTTTGGTCCACTGCGCAATCCGCAGCTCTGGCTTTTGCTGAGATTCCAATCTGCTTTCCCTCCTTCCTTGCTTCATTCAGCGCATCAAGCGCCATTTCATAATTTTCCCGCGCTTCGGGCAGAATTTTTACCGCCTCCGCCCACACATCGGGAAACGGTTCAGAAGGTCGTTTTGGGCGGTTGTTTTCTACGATAGATAAAACAACGCACAAAGCGTTATGCGCGTTTTTTTCCGCAAAATTCGCCGCAGAAATAGCATTTCTTACCCGCAGTTCTTCCTCGGCTGCTTTTTGCGCTTGCCTGCGCGCTTCTCTGCGCTCCTCCGCCGTCCGTTTCCGGCCGATTGGAAGCCCAAGATTGAAGTCGGCGTCCAGACGCACAACCGCCTGTTTGAAGTCAATCCCATACCACAGCATTGCAAAGTCAATCACCGTGCCGCCGCGGTGACAGCCAAAGCACGTCCAGCCGCGCGAGGGGTCGTTGTACACTTTCAGGCTTTTGTTGGTGTCGCCGTGGAAGGGGCAAAGCGCTTCTCCATGACGGTTAAACTGAATTCCAAGGCTTTCGGCCAGCGCTCTGGTCGATATCAATTCCTTGATCATCTGCGCCGCCTTTTTCATCAGCTTCAACTCCCAGTAATTCCAGAATCCGTTTCCCAGTGTCCTGATGGCAGCAAAAATGCCATTCGATACCGTATTTTTCGCTCATGGTGTGCATGATTTTGGCAAGATCGGATCCATTTGCCGGCGGTCTCGGACTGGTCTGAATGTGAAGCTGCTTCCCAACGGAGTGCGCCCTGTCAATTTCCTTCCAGCGCTTTCGGCGAGGATTCTCCCAGCGCGCGACGCCATCCAGCCCTTTGATACAAGGGCCAGCCTCAACCAGCACAATCAGACGAATGCCGTTTTCTTGTGCTCTAATCGCTTCACGCCTGAAACGGTCGTGCTGCTGGATCAGGTTCCCTTCCACTTCATTCAGGTTTGCTTTTCGATCAACGACCACACTCAAATTGTCCATTCGGCCATAGTCACCAACCGGGAGCTTGGAGCGCAGCCAGCGTATACCGACCCTCTCCAGGTGCTCCCGCACATGATCCCATTTCTGCTCACGACTGTCACAAATGATCGTAGGCATTCTGGACGCCTCCGTTAAAAAGGGAGATCTTCGTCTTCCACTTCTTCAAAGCCTTCAGAACCGGCAGCTGCGTCGCTCTGCACGATTTGCCCCGCCTTGGTTTTGGCTGCGTAAAAAATGGTATCACGCTCCACGCCGTCATTGCCCGTAAAGGGCTTCATGTGAAGGATGCAGCACTTTCCAATAAGGTCTTCAAGATCGAATTCTTCACCTTTTGGAACGCCCAAAGCGTTTGCCAGCTTACCAATCTTTTCCGCAGGCCAGGCGTAAGTATCACGATCCTGATAGAAATTTCTGAAGATATGCTTACCCTGGTATTTCTGTTCCACATCGCTTCTCACCTGAAAGTCGAAGGCTATCACCGGCATGCCGCTGGTTTTTGTTGTGGTTTCACAGCACTTGACCAGGATAACTTCATAATCACCCTCGAGCATCAGTCCGCCATCATTTTCATAAGATTTGAAAGCCATTATTTATCAACCCTCCAAAGGTTTTTGTAAGTGTTCATCAGATCAGCTGCATCCAGATATCGTACAAACGCCGCAACATGCTCCTGAATCGGCTGGAAGTCACCGCGTCTGTACTGTTCCCGATAACAGTACGTGCCGTCGAAAATCAGGTAATCAAATCTGATTGCCTCTGGGAAAAGCTCCATATACATCGGATGTTGGGTGGAAGCGAAATACTTACTATATTCGTACCTTTGCACCCGTTTGATATCGCTGATAATACCAGCGCGGAGCGCATCCGCAACGCCAACCAGCAAGAACGGCATCCCGGCAATATCCATAACTTTTTTCGCTCTCACCTGCAGTTGCGCGCCATGCAAGCGATTACCAAATTGGATAATTGCTTTTCTCTCACGCTCGTCCTTGCATCCAGTATGACCACTGAGCGCCCACTTGTTTACTTCGGCTTCAAAGTCGATGCCGGCTTGCATAGCCTTTGTTTTGGGAGCAGGCTTGCGTTCAAGCGCCTGCAGGAAAGCAACATAGGCTTCCTCTCCGGCGTCCGGGTCAGTAGCACGGATCCACTTTTCCAGCAAGCTGTGGGTAATCTTATACATAGGCCTTGGCCTCCTTGTCGTACTTGGCGCCGATCTTGGAAGCCTTGTCCTCGAGCATCTTCCACAGCTCCTGTTTGCTAGTCAGAGCGTGCTTCATCTTGCCTATCTGGGCGATGCCTGCATTCAGGTCGTCCAGCGTCGAAATATTGATGATGATGGCTTTTCCGTCCTCCATGGCCGCATCATAGATCAGACGCGTTTCGCGGTAAGCGTCCATCTCTGTCTCAATGTTCTCCTTGGCCTGGTCGAAAAGACGCGTCAGGAAGTCGTTCTTCGCGCCGGCCGGAAGGTCTGGCACCTCCTTAATGCCGCTGATGCCATAGCAGGCTTTGGCGAAGTATTCATCCGTAGGCGTAAAGCCCAACCAGCGCTTTTTGACCATCACGAACATGTAGCAGCCAAGGTCGGCAGGCGTCCAGACGATATCCTTGGCGCTGCCCTCGCAGCTCAGCCGCTGGGTGATGACGTCGCCCTTCTGCACCTCAGTCGTGTGGAAAACGATGATGCAGTTCTTCTTGTCGATACTGCGAATCTGATGGGTCAGTCGGTCAAACTCGCGTTTGATGACGCCAAACATGGCCCGCCCATCTCTGGCTGCTTTCGGTTCCTGCTTCTTGGCCCAAGGCTGCATCAGCTGGATCAAGCTGCCGCCTGTGTCGAGAATAACAGTCTTGGCTGCCTTGTATTCATTGCTTTCCATATCAGCAAGCAGCTCCTCGTAGTTTTCCGCTTCGCTGGCTATACCGCGATGCTCAGCCCTTACGCGCGCGATACCTCGATCAAGGTCAAACAAAATAGGATCGGGGGCAGACAGCGCCAGCGTTGTTTTTCCAATGCCGGGGCTTCCGCTGATGATCATAGTGAACGTTTTGTCGCTAAAATCCATTTGTTCAGGCTTTTTGATGGCCATAGTTTCACTCCTTAAAACTCATTCCATAAACCTTAATCGGTTTCAGCACAACGTGATCCAGCGCATATAGCAGCAGCTCGTTCATTACCTGCGCAATCGGCTGGTGGGTCTGTTCGGCAATTTCCCGCACCTTCTTGTCAAGCGTTGGACTCAGCCGCACCAAACCAGTGGCATGCTTATCACTCATCGCAAACCGCAACCTCCCTTCTGTGGCAGTCGGAGCACACTTTCTGACAGCTGCTCCCGCGTCCTATCAGGTGGAAATAATCCCCCTCGTAGATAATGGCGCCGCACTCAGCACACACAGCGTAGATTTTCGGCTGTTCGTAGTAGTCGCCCTGAACCATGGGGTTTTCAAGGTCGTTGGGATGCATTTGATTCATTCGCCCCCCTCAAAAAAATGATAGTCTCATTTGAGCTTGATGCTCAGCGCACATAGGGTTCATCCAAAGGCATTCTGTTCGCGAGGCACCACACTCCGATTTGGTTGCGATAGTGTCAAATTCCCAGTCAGGAAGCATTTCGCGGTATAGCTCATTGTTGTATCCGCTTAATAGAACCATTCCTTTGTGCTTTTTTAGAGCTTCAAGCAACTCCACATGTTGTTGATCAGTCATTTCGAAACGATATTGGTCCCCGTTGAGAGTACGAGTGCTTTTCACATAAGGTGGATCTGCATAAATCAGGACTTGTTCCCCGTTGTTAGATTTGATAACATCCACAGCTGGCCGGTTTTCTATCTGTGCATCCATCAACCTTGAAGCCACTTGACGTACAATTTCAGGAAGCCGTTGCCACATTGCAGGATTATCTGGACCGCAGTTTTTTGTTTTTCCTGTTGAAATCCTCCAACCTGTTTTTTTACATGTTCTCGCCCCAAAAGTCTGCCAACATCTCACTGCAAACTGCCTTGCTGCTTCTACATCATCTGTGGTTTCCTTGCAAAAATCACTTTTCTGAAATTCCTCCCGGCTCCATGGGGAAAGGCTTATCGCGTACGCAAGTTCGTCCGGCTTTTCCCTGCAAGTTTTAAAAAAATTAACAACCGCTCCATCTATATCCGAAATGGTTTCAATAGTGCTTTTCGGCTTGTTGAAGAACACAGCTCCACTTCCAAAAAAAGGTTCAACATATCCTGTATGAGGTGGAAAATGATCAATAATCCAGTCTGCCAACCTCCATTTTGCGCCTGGATATCTAAGAATTGGATTCATTATTAGCCTCATTCCCGCTCATCCGAGCGCCGCAGTTAGGGCAGAATTGAGAAAGTATATACGCCATACCAAACCTGTTCAAATGGGCCTCGCCGCCACACAACGAGCAGCGCATATGGATAAAACTGTTTCCCCAAAAGAGATCGTCTTTGTCCTTTTCCCACTTCCCACACTTCACAGGCGCGTAGCCGAGGGTGGGTTGATGTCTTATCTGTCTAAGAACGTCACATTTTTCGTCATCGTTAAGCACAAACGGCTCTAACGAAATGATTTCTTTTTCCAGCGCATTCGCGTCGATCAATCTTGTGTCGCTCACACCACCACCGCCCTAACCACAAAGAACGTCTGATCCCGCCCCGTTCTCCACCAGATATTGCTGATGGCCTTGCCAAGGGAAACCGCCATCGTTTCGGCTTCGGATCGAACCACATTGCCATAATCTGGATTCCCGGTTTCGTAAACCACATGATATTTCTGCATCTTCACGAAATCATCACCTCATCAAATACAAAGGCACAAACCTGAGATACAAACCGTGCAGGATATTTTTCAGCGAAAGCGTCCAGCATAAGGGTTATGTCGGTATGAACCGGTACAATGTCGTTTGGAAGCGTGGAAAGCATCCTTGCCACCATCTGCGCCTCATGTCCGGCAATCAGAATCCTGGCCGCAGCCACGTGCTCTGACGAGACCTCATACACGTTTATACCGCCTCCTGTTCATACTCAACATCCTCCAGCTGCAGCTTTGCCAGTTCGATGGCAGCCAGATAGGTCTTGGCGTGCTTGCTGTCTCCATGCGTTTTTTTCACTTTCGCTTCAAATTCAGCAATCGTTCCAAAGAAACAACCGCATGAAACGAGAACCTGTTTCGCTTTGGAACGCATGAATGTAGTAAACCCACCACGAGATCCAATGGCGCCGATCTGGAAGAGATGTACGGATTTCGAGATTTCCGCGTCGCCCCAGATTTCCGCGTTGCCCCAGATTTTCGCGTCGCCCCAGATTTCCGCGTTGCCACTGATTTTCGCGTCGCCCCAGATTTCCGCGTTGCCCCAGATTTTCGCGTTGCCACTGATTTTCGCGTCGCCACAGATTTCCGCGTTGCCCCAGATTTTCGCGTTGCCACAGATTTCCGCGTTGCCCCAGATTTCCGCGTCGCCACAGATCCACGCGTTGCCCGAGATTTTCGCGTTGCCCGAGATTTTCGCGTCGCCACAGATCCACGCGTTGCCTTCCTGACTGAGGTTTTCCTCCTTTTCGATCCAACCGCCCAGGGCTCCCGCTTCAACCTCACCAAAGGCCACCAGCGCGCGAATACGGTACAGCGTGCGCCCGAAAACCACTTTGGTTTCGGCGGTCAGTTCATACTTTTTGTTCACTTGCAATTCCTCCTCATGCGTGTTAAAATAAAGCAATCCTTTTCCATAGGGTTTCACCGGCTTGTGATGCGCCAACATCACAGGCCATTTTTTATTTCAGGTATTCCATGCACGCCCAGCCAAGAACCGCGTGCGGAGCAATGTTTTTGCCAACCAGAGCCCAGCCGTCCTGTTCTTCCAGAATAACCACCGTTTCGCAGTCATCCAGCAGATAAACGGCCTTGGCGTCAATACCGGGAGATGCCCTTACGTTCAGCCCGCCCCTGGCCTGAACGATCAGCACCCTCAGCGGCTCAGCCATGGCGTCCGCTGCCAGACAGACGGCCAGAGTGAGCACGCACGCTGCCACGAGCAGCTTATAAAGAAACATCGGTTTGCTGTCCATTTGTGCTGTCCTCCTCATTCCCCTGTCAGCCATTTCAGAAACGGCACGCGGGGGATTTTGGTTTGATTGCCGATTCGGCACACCGGGAAACCCAGCAACGACGGGTTTTTTTCGGCTTGCAGGCGAATGTTTTGCGGGTTGCAGCCCAGCACCCTGGCCGCCACATCCGGGGTGATCAGCACGTCCGGCATGGAGCGGATTTCTTCCAATGCATTCATATCCCCGTCAACCTCCAAACCAGCAGCCTGAGTACAGCCGCCATCATCAGCCCGGCGACCGCGCCCGTCGCCATTTCAAGCAGCGCTGCCTTGATCGGGTTCATCGGCATGCGCCATTTCAACCACGGGTCGCTCGTCATCTCGCGGATCCTGCGGCGGTGCTCCCGGGAACCAGGGGGGACGATTTCAATCAGGTTCATACGGATTACCTCACTTTTGTGGTAGAATAAGGGAAAGGAGGGATTATTGTGCCGTCACAAAAGGCTTTGAAAGTATTGAAATGCTTCAAATTGAACCACCAGTATTCAGAGGAAAAACTTCCTTGCAAACGTGGAGCCAGTTTAGTACCGTTCCTTGTCGCCGAAGGTTATCTTCTTGAACATCATCTTCCCCCTGAAGGTGACCCGGATTTTCCGTATGGCGTTCGCGTATACAGCATTACCTCACTTGGTGTGGAAACGCTCTGTCAGTCCAGCGAGCAGACGAGAAAGATGGTTCTTGGCCTCGTTTGGAAGGCGTTTACATACCTTCTCGCTTGGGGAATTGGTGTCGCTACTCCCGCGATTACGTCTTTTTTGAAGACACTTCCATTCATCCAGAGCTGGTTGAACAACATTGGTTGAGTACCACGCATCATACTCGTCGACTGTTTTGCAGCAACCATGCTGAAGCTGCCATTCTTTTTCCATCGAGTATTTATCAACCAGCATTCGAATTTGCATAATCAGCGGCCAAACAATCAAATGACATTCTTCATTGCTCATTTGATCAAATCCAGCGGGTTTTTCTCCCAGACGTTCGTCCCACTGCCATACGTTCAGCTTGCAGTAGATCTCTGCAAGGTCTTCTCTGGAAAGATCTTTTCTTAAATGTAGGTATTCCGTATTCTTCACCTCACTTTCTGAATGGTTTGCTTCCTGTCATCCGCTGGGAACACCCCAGAACTCTCGTTCTCATTTACCTCGCTGCGATTCCGGTGTATACTGGCTTTGTCCCTATAAGGGCTGAAAGGAGGAATGCTCGATGAAGAGCATTTTGAATTCGCCCAGTTCCCGGAGCGGTCAGCGGTTTGCCGTGGTGATTGCGTAGGGGCCATTGTGCGGCGGAACCTGTAACCGCCAAAGTTGATCTTGCGCCAAACAGAAGCGTCGTGTGGTGGCGTCCATACGCCCAACAACTGATCAAACCGCTTACGGTGAGGGTGGATCCGGTGCAACGCATTCGGGTAAACAATTACAGGAGACAGAGTGTCGCATGACCACACCATGAGGCGCTCTGTTTTATTCTGGGGCCTTCCCAGCGGATGGGTTTGGTTTGCTGCCTTGAATGGATTTAGGTATGGGACTGCTTTCCCAGCTCGTAGCCGGTGCGCATGCTCAGTGCGACCAGCTTGTCCATCTCGCTCTGCTCTTCGTCGCTTTTCTCGATCATTTCGCACAGGGCGGCGAACTTGGAATCACGCTTTTCATGGGTGGGTTCCGGGTGCATTGTTTTCACCTCGCTTTCTTGAATTGTTCAAATATTAACATGAATTATTCAAATAGTCAAGCATAAAATTTTGAATCATTCAAATTTTTTCTTGACCTTTGTTTTTTCTTGTGATACACTTGCAGCGAAAGGAGGGTTCCATTAAATGAAGGATCGTATTAAGGAACTTCGAAAAAAAGATCTCAAGATGACTCAGATAGAATTTGCCAAACCTCTCGAGATCACAGGTTCTGCTATTTCGTATATAGAATCCGGTAAAGCAGTACCGGATGGGAAGACTATTAGTTTGATTTGTAGCGCTTACAACGTTAATCGCGAATGGTTGGAGTATGGTGAGGGCGAGAAGTTCCGCAAGCAGTCCGACACGGACATATCCAAATTCATAACAATCATGGCCGGCACGAGCGAGTCAAAAAAAGAACTCGTTAGGCTGATTATGGATATGCCAGACGAACTCCTGGATGAGTATTACAAGTATATGGTTCAGAAGTACAAAAAATAAAACCGCCCGAGGGCGGTCAAGAAACTATTTAGCTGATTGAATATTGTATAACGTTTCAGCGGCTACAAGTATCATATGAAGGTACTCGTCGCAAAGGTTGTCAATAAGTTGGCTGAGTTTTTCCCGCTCGGTAATCTTATCCATAGCTACACTTCCTTCTCAGTCTTATCGTCTCATTACCGGGTGTTCTCATTATACGAACGCCCGTTCCCGTTGTCAATACCTTCGTAAAGGAGGATTGCCGGTGGGATAGCGAGTGTGGATTCTGCGGCGGGGTTTCCTGCTGTCGGAGTCTTCCATTCGTCTCACCCTTTGTCTTATTGGATGAGTTGAGTTTACGATAAAAAGAGTGGGAAATCCATACTCATTTGTGGGAAATGTCCTACATTTCATTCTGAAATTGCTAAAATATCATTCTATTTTTGAAAATGAGGTGACGAGTTGCTTAAACTGGTCCATGAATACCTGAGAAACAAGTGGGACGAGACAGGTTTATCCCTTGAAAAGATTCGTCAGAACATCATAAACAAGAATCCACAAAGCAGCATCTCGGTTTCCAAGCTTCATCGCATTTTCTCTGATCCTACTTCTAAACTGTCCCTTGAGGAGCTGATACTCATCACGGACGCTCTCGGGCAAGATCCAAATGAACTGCTTGCCAAGATAGGTGGAAGAGAGTACGCTGCTTCTAAACCGGTAGATTACAAAGGTGCAACCGCCCTCATTGCCGATTTTAAGCGTCGGGAAGATGACATTCATAAAATGTACACCGTTCAGCTTGAGAAGGAGGCCGTGATTCGAGAAAACATCCGCGTAGCATTCACCGCCGCAAAGGAAGGTTTCGACCACGCAGTCGATGTTCTTCAGACTCAGCATGAGGCGGCTTTGGCCAAACGGGACGATACATACGACCGCACAGTAGGTCACCTCAAAACACAGCTGGTAGACGCCAGGGATGCGCTTGGCAAAGCCGAAGAAAAATTTGGCGCGGCCATTAAAAGTGTCAAATGGTGGCGGTTCGTCGCAGTACTCACCAGCTGCGCTCTGGCCGTGTCCTTTATGTATGTTATATGGGAGCTCCAAAACCTCGATAAAGGCGCAACTGCTGTCCTGATCCAGATGGTTCGGGATGGGCTGGTATAAAAAAATCCCCCGCAGAACTGGCACTTCTGCGAGAGACATACACGACTTCTTTTCTCAAGGCAGCAAACCATTCAGAAAGGGATCGTCGCACCAGTTATTATAACGGTTTGCGGCGTTCCTGTCAAGAAAGGAGGGCACTTATGGAGTGCCGCAAATGCAAAAAGGAAATCCCTGATAACTCGAATTTCTGTAACTACTGTGGAACAAAGCAGGAACGAACCAAGGCCAACCGTCACCGAGGCAATGGGGAGGGAACTGTGTACCAACGCGGAAAGACATGGACTGCCCGGGTAATCCTCGGTTGGTGGGTGGACGATAACTGCGTAGCTCACCCACACATCCGCACCAAGGGCGGGTTCAAGACCAAAAAGGATGCCTTGGATTACATCCCCACGCTCAAAAAGGGTGCGAACCCTGATCTCGACATCACGTTCCAGAAGCTGTATGAGCGTTGGGTGGAAGGCCACAGCGAGAAGGTCACTGAGGTCACCATGAAGGGCTACGCATCTGCCTTCAAGCACTTCAAGCCAATCTGGGGCTACAAGTTCCGCGACCTCGGCACGGATGATCTTCAGTCTTGTCTGGATGACAATGAGAAGGGGCGCCGCACCAAGGAGCTGATGAAGGCGCTTGCCAGCAGCCTGTTCAACTATGCCGCCAGCAGGAAGATCGTCTCTCACAACTACGCACAGTACCTGTTTGTTGGTAAGGAAAAGCATGGCACGCATCCTGCGTTTACCATGAAGCAGGTCGAGCAGATCAGGCGTGCAGCTGAGAACGGAGACATTCGTGCCGTCTACACTCTCTGTCTCATCTATCTGGGCTTCCGGCCCAACGAGATGCTCTCGCTCACCAGGGATGCGTATCACAAGGATTCAGAAGCGGAGTATCTGGTAGGCGGCGGCAAGACTGAAGCCGGTACGGATCGTACTGTCCCGATCAGCCCGAAGATTAAGCCATATCTGTACGAGCTGATCCTGAAGTCAGACCCGTACATCTTTCCCCGGCAGGACGGTAAGCTGATGGATGATAAGTGGTTCCGAGACAGATACTTCTACCCGCTTCTTGCTGATCTCATGATCCAGCCTATGCCCGATAAAGAGCATCCTGCTGTTCTGGTTCCCTATTCCTGCCGCCACACCTTCGCCAATCTTCTCAAAAACGTCGATGGTGCGAATAAGGACAAGGCTTCCCTTATCGGCCACACAGATTATGCGTTCACCGAAAAAAGGTATCAGTCTGCGGAGATGGAGAACCTTTTGGACATTGTGAACAAAATTTAGGGCGAATTTTCTACGCTTGAATTTTCTGAGAGCCTTTTGACCCACCATCAAAAGGTTTTTCTCTAAAAATTCTACTGTATACAAGGTGTATACACGGCATTTTCTGTGGAAAAGTAAAAAGCCCTGAAACGCTTATGTTTCAAGGCTTTCTTTGGTGAGCCCGGCGGGATTCGAACCCACGACCTTTTGATTCGTAGTCCTATTTTTACCCTTTTAAAATCCCGCAAACCGTTATAATACAAGGGTTTCAGACATTCTCTCAAAGGTGTACAAAGCTCACTGTTGTATACAACGTAGCAAACAAAAAGGGGGCTTACGCCCCCTCTTCCATTTTGGGTTTTACGATGCAGTTGTAGTAGACGCTGACCTTGTCATCCACAGCATCCTTGTCGTGGATCCAAGCCTTCGCCAGCTTCGCGTAGCCCATCGGGTTGGTGAAGTTGTACTCTTTCAGCACCTTGCAGAAGTCGCTGTAGATGCTGTTCAGTACAGCGTAGAACTCCCAGAACTCAGGACCGTCGCTCGGCATTCCGACCTTCTGCGCCAGAGGCTTGACGAACTCAACATCCCATTTGCCGCCATGCGGTTTCTGGTCATCCTCATTCTTCATCGCCTCAACCCACTCTTCGGCCTCTTCCCTGCCGAACTCAGCCTCCTCCATGCTGTGCATGCCACGATGCATGGAGTGGTGCTTGCTCTGCTCGGGACCGTAGTGGCTGCGCGGAACACCGAATCCGATCACCCTGCCGGGAGGATCCTCGTAGCCCCTATCGTCATCCGAATAAGCACTGGTGCGTGTATAACGCATGTCGGGCTGATACGGGTCGAGGTGTTCCTCACCGGGCTTTGTGACCTGATAGTCCTGAGGCTTCACGGAGAACTCCCATTTCTTCTCCATACCGCCCATGGTGTTTCGACGGGTGCCGCTCTTATAGCGACCGTCCTCTCCACGGTAACGGTTTTCTGCTATGCCGTCACCCGTCATTCTGGAGTAGCGGTTGCCTCGGTACTCACGGTCTTCAGCCATTCGCTGCTCAGTACCCACCTGATGGTTCGGTTGAGCGGGTCCAGCCATCATATCGCGTTCCGCGTCATTGTTCCTGCCGCGACCTGCGGCGTAGCGCATCATCAGCATGTTAGCCATTACCGCCACCACCTTCCTCGGTGCCGTCTACGCTAAAGGCGGCATTCACGTTGCTGTAGCGCAGGGGAGCCAGCACCTTGAACGCTCCACTCGTACCGCTGGATACGACCGCAACAGGATAGCTGTAGCCGCTACGCAGATGCTCAGCGGTCACAGGAGCGCCATGGCAATCCACAAGAGGATAGGTAACCGTGCCAGTGCCAATCGTTATCACGACCTCAGCACCGATGGTCGTAGTATCAGGGATCGGTTCAAGCAGACGGAGAAAATAGGGACAGCCAGCGTTATAGGTACGCTGGGGAAGGTTGATTGTCAGAGTATCGGCGGCAAAGGTAACGGTCTCAGCCGTTACGCTTCTGGGGTCAATCCTCATCACTCGGTAGGTCATATCGTCACATCCTTTCAATGAGGGCGGCAGGAAGCCCCGCCGCCCCGCTCATGCCCATCTCAACAGGGCTTACAGTACGTAGTTGTTGCCGCAACCGCAGTTGCCGCCCCAGCCAGTGAACGTGCCACAGGCGTTGGTGGGGAAGTTCACAGGAGTGGGAGGCTGTACGACATATGCGGGAGTCGGGCAGTCAGCACCCAGCCTGCGGATCAGTTCGGCAGTCTTGGAGTCAGCGACAGCGGCGAGGTAGTCGTTCTGGCGGCTCTGGCTGGCGGCGAACTTAAGGCTCTGGTTTTCCGCAGTTAGGGTTGCGAGCTTATCCTGAGTCAGGAAATCAAGGATCGCGCGGGTGCCAGCATTCTGACTGTCGATGATGTCGCGGGTGTTGTTCTGGATGGTGTTGCGGGTCGCGCAGTCTTCAGTAGCGATGGTGTACTTCAGATCAGCGATAGCCGCACGGTTGTCGCAGCAGCACTGAGCCAGCTGAGAACTCAAAGTGTTGAAGCCGTTCTGCACGCCGTAGAAGCCGTCACACAGACCGCGCTCGATGCCGCGGATGCCGTTCTGGAGGTCGTTGAACTGGAAGCCGGCGTTGATGTCGGCGCGGGTTGCCATACCCTGAAAACCGGAGCCGCCGCCAAAACCACCGAAGCCGCCCATGCCGAAACCGCCGCCCAGCAGGGCGAGGATTACGATCAGGCCGATGATGCCTTCCCAGCCGTTGCCGAACAGGCCACCACCGTTGTTACGGTTCTCGTTCTGACCAGAGAGATAACCGGTGAGGAAATCGTTGCCATTGTCTGCCATCAGGATTCACATCCTTATGTTTATTTACAAACGCCAGCCGTACGCTCTGACGGTTGCATCATCGGTTGATGCCGAACTGCTTCAGCACCGCATCGACGCTGGTGCCACGCTCGCGGCACATGTTCTCGGCGATAGACATCAGCTGATCGGGTGACTTGCCACCAACGATCTGCTGGATTTGGTCGCTCTGAGGGTGGTTGCGGATCGCCTGCTGGATCAGAGCATTCGGATCTCCTCCACTCTTCAGCGCGCCTACAAGGCTCATCAGGTTAAACATCTTCTGCCTCCTCTTCTCGGTTCGCCCGTCTGCGACCAGCCTTCAGTTTGTTGAGCTCCTCAGAGATCTGAGCGGCAAACTGCTGGAAGTCAGACATCGGTACAAAAGCTGGGGGTTCCATCTGCTCGGGCGCCACACGCCGATACTCGGTGAGATCTGCGCTGCCCGTGTTCGGGTTGAACGTTTTCACCCAGATCTTTCCGTGGGTCGTATCCAGCAGCGTCATCGGTCTGCCTGAGAAGTCCACAGGCACACCCAGCGCCTCCTCACGGCTCGTCACAGCCCGGCAAAAGAGCGGCTGTTCCTGCTGATAACCCATCTGGTATGTGGGCTGTTGGTAGCCCATCTGGGGCTGGTACTGGAAGGGAGGAAAGTTTGCCATCCCTGATCACCTCCACACCTATATTTTCGCAGGTGGAGCGCGTTTGGCATAGGTCAGCTTCGGGACAGCGCAGGGACAGTTTTGGGACAAATAAAAAAAAGCCCGAGAGCGGTTAAGCTCCCGGGCTAATTTCATGTTTAGATGTGTCCTTCAATCGCCTTCCTGCCGTGCTGGACGTACCGTTTCACGGTGCGCTCATCCACATGCATGCGGCCAGCGATCTCTCCGTTGGTGAAGCCGTGAATCATCCGACCCTTCAGGGCCTCACGATGTCGTGCGTTGTGGCAGTATTCATCAATGGCATACGCGATTTCCGTATTGGTCGGCATGGTATCACTCCTCTACATTTCGGATCCACTTACGAATGTTGGTGGTCTTAAAGCCGATGTACAGACTCAGCAGAGCGTCTTCCAATTCACGCATACCCTCTACGTCCCCAGCTTCGTACATGGCTTGGTACCGCGCCTTATACTGATTGGAGATAGAGGTGCGAAGGCTATCCTTCTTCGTACCGCCATCGAGGATACCCTGCACATACGTCGCGGCGGTGTCGAGTTCACCGGTATCGATGGCGGTGTACAGATCAGACTTCATCTGGTCGGCGCGATCCTTCTTTATCTTGGACTGTGCGCGTTCCATGATGGATGCGGCAGGATCCCTGGAGGACTGAATCCAAGAATCCATTTTGAAATTGGGCGCCACGCCGTGTTTGGCTTGTTGTGTAGCGTAATCCCAAACCTGCTGTACCGCATAGACCTGATACTCCGCAGGCATCGAGAGGAAATCCGGGTTGCCGAACAACTGCTCATGCAGAGCCTTTGCAGTCTGACCGCGCTCCTTGGTCAGCTGTTCGTATTCTTCGCCAGTCAGATTCTTTCGCTGCTTGTCAACGGTAAAGTACTTCGAGGGAAGTTTGGGCAGAAGAGCTTCATTCTGAGTAATGTCAAACAGTTCCATAAGAGCTGTTTCCACATCATCGTTCGTCAGGTCATTGATGTAACCCGGCGAAATGAAGTTTTCAAACACCCTGCGAGTAGCATCACTGGTGATGTCTTCCTCGCCCCAAGCATTCAGGTAAGGCTGACCAGACTTAGATGCCCACGGTAGCTTGTTTATGGTGCTGTCGATAACGTACTGAAGCCCATCAGGAATACCGCTATCCTTCTCCGTATACGTTGTTCTGCGTACAGGGTCGAGTATTCTTGCAAACGCGCCAAGGATCGAAGGTACAAACTGCGTTGCGTAACTTTCGGCGGCGTTGGTCACTAAACCAACCACCCCATTTTCGCCATAGGACGCAGAAGACAGCAGAGAGTTCACACCGTCCAGCATGCTTAGGTTGAACACAGGCTCCGCAATGTTCATCATGGCATCGAGTACCGTCTTAAAGCTAAAACCCTCTGAATCCTTCTCGAACAGTTTAGAAATCGCTCCGCCAACGAACAGAGGCATCGCACTGGGCGACAGCCAATCAATGGTGATAGATTTACCAAACAGTTCAATAGAATATTCCTGAGCGCCAGTAAGCTTTTCGAGTTCGTCTTCCGGTTCGTCAAGGCTCAGTTTCAAATGCCCCATGCTATAGAGCATCGCACCAACTGCGGCAAGACCCGTACCGGTCATACTGCTCGCGAGCCGATCAATGAAATCAGCCTTGGTAATGTTACCATGCTTCATATCATAGAGACCTACGCTGAGAGTACTGAGCAGGCCAACAGGGCTATACTCAATACCACGGCGCATTACGTTGATAGGAGTCTTTTTGAAGGGCAGAGCGCCTTCAAACACCAAGCCTACAGCGCGAGCACTTCTCTTCTGGCTATTATTAAGGTCCTTGGAGAACTTACTCAGTTTGTCGGCAATTTCCGATGCATCACGGTAGGTTGCCTTCTGCGCTTCCAGAATCGCGTAATCAAGGCCCTCCTGAAGAGTCTTTTTATCGACATTCTTCGTGTCTACGCCGCGAGCCTGAAGGAAGCCTGCCAGAGCATTGGTGAAATGCTTATTCAGGAAAAACGCATCCTCAGCTTCCAGAGCAGCACCGTTTTTCGTGCTGACCCACTCGAGAAGAGCGTTATTGAAGGTTCTGCGCTTAGACTGGATTTCATCCATCGGGTTGTGCTTACCGCCACCAGTAAGAACATCGGCAACAGCGTCAAGCTGTTGTTTGGCAAAGTCCTTATATTCCTGCTTGACAGGAGCGAGACTCTTTGTTCGCTGGTCTTTTGCGACTGTCAGTTCGGCAAGAGCGCCGATCTTGTTCTTCACAGATACCGCAGGCATGAACAACAGGTTGCCAGCGAAGTTGCGGATATGGGTACGCGGGTTGGCGAGCATCGCGGTGTATCGCCAAGCATCCATACGACTCTTCCAGTCAGGTGGCATCTGTTCAGCGATTGCGGCATAGGCGTCATCAAGAACTTTTGCGATCTGCTCGTCATCGCCCTTCGCCTGCTCAAGACGTTCAGCCAGCCAAGCAGGGGCTTCAACTCGGGTCTTCTTCTTGCGATTGGCGTAATTCTGATTGATCTGATCGACGATACGCTGGATAAACTGTGCTTTACCTTCCGGGGTCATCTCGATGTACATACGGCGCATGGCCATAGACTGACCGAGCATGGTGCCGCTTTCCTTGACCCTGAAGGCAATGACGCTTTCACCGGCGGCATCGCCATTGTCTTTTGCGGCTTTTGCCAGCACATAAGCTTCCACCTGCCCCTCAGGCGTGTACAGGTTAATCGACCCATCCAACAGCTTGTTTCGTCTGGTTTCATAGCCCTCTGTTTCGATGTTTTGGATTGCGAGGTCTACGTTTTCTTTCTGCGTGGTCTTCTGATAGAAAGGTGACTCTCTAAGCTGTTGCTTTACGCCGTCACTCAGTACGGAGGTTCTCTGCCCAGTCTGGGCGGCGAACTGGCTTACACCGGGCTTAGGGGAAGGCACGGCGGGTACTTTCGGCGTTATTGGCGCTGAATCATCAGGCGCGTTTTGCTCACGGATAAAACCATAGGCATATGGTGGCGGAGTGCTGTTGGGAAGATCTGTCGAATCGACTTTCCACCCTATATCTTTTAAGAACGTCTCCGCTTCTTTCGGTGGGAGATTACTTGCCTTAACAAGAGTTTCCATGTCTTGTTCGGCATGCTGCAGATCGGCAACGCCACGGTCGCTTAAACGACCCTGCTCGTATCTGGATCGTAGCGACTTCAGATTTGCGTTTAGCCGATCAAACGTTGTTCCAAAACGATCCCAACTGGGGTTAATTTCTTCGACGTTAGCCCGATTCGTCAACGTGGGGTTGACATCCTGCGCCGATTCGGGTATACTGGTATCAACGGGAGAAGCATTTTCGTTTTGGACGTTGTGCCCAAGGCTGGTACCGGCATGAGGCGTTTGCGTAACCGTTTCGCTCTGTGAAGATTTCGCAGAGCTATTTTTTTGCATATACGCAGATACGAGCCAAATGCGCTTCCAGTCATTGTCACCAACGGCTTCCACTACATACGCCGTACCATCCAGCTGCTTGGTGTATCGAATGAGTGGCATATGCTCCCTGTTCTTATCCAGATAACCACTGGCACGCTTGATTTCACCGTCATCATCACGGATATAATCCAAACTGTCATAGTTTTCAATGACCCAACCAACGCGAGCAACATCAGGAAGGTTTTTCATGGACATGTCCTGCTCGCCTTGTTCGCCATGTCGGTCTTCAACATGGCGGAAGAAACTTTTATCGGCTGTATGTGTATAACCAGTCACATCAATGCCAGTCAACCTCTGAATCTCAGCTCCCTCACGCTCACCTACCTCAGACAGAAGGACACGAGTATTTTTTGCGCCAGGGTTGTTCTTGTACATCTCTGCGGCTTCGAGCATTTTACTATTGGTCGCATTGTGATAAGCCCGAATTTCAGCTTTCTGTTCAGGTGTATGCTCGGCGGTGGACTGGATGAAACTGTCAGGGTCAACGATTTCTGACGATCTCTGCTGTTCAGCCTGTTCCGCTTCCTGTGCCTTCAGAGCTTCAGCTTCAGCCTTACGCTGTGCAACAACCTCTTTCGCCATCGAACGGGCTTCATTGGCGATGTCGTCAGTCACGGTCTGCAGAGCCTGAGCTGCCTTTTTCACGGCATTCTTGATAGCCGGGATGGTCTGGTTAATAGCAGCGATCTGCTTGCCAAGGTCACTCCACTTCTGCTTGTTCGCAATCATCTTAGCAGATGCCTGAGTGTTAGCGGGATTTTCCTTGAGCCGTTCGTTCAGCTTGGCGTTTTCAGCAGCGATCTCCTGCCTGGCGGACTGGTATGCAGCAATGTCCTCACGAGCCTTTGCCAGCTTTGCCTTTTCTTTGGTTACATCAGCCTCGGCACGATCGTAGCGGGAATTTTCCTTTTTCAGCTGTTCCTGAATCTTAACGGTCTCATCGGCTTCCATGGATTCGGTCACAGCGGCATCGTACTCAGCAGCCAGTTCAGGGTTCTGACGTTCTGCCTTGTATGCCTCAACCAAACGACCCACGGCATCAACCACGTTATTCGGATTGATGTTTTCCTTCATGATCGAAGCGGCCTTACTGCTGGCAGTATTCACAGCCCAAGTGATCGCCTCGGACAGAGTGTTCGGGTCGGTCGCGGTGGAGAACATGTTCTGCACCTTGCGCACCCAGCCGTTGGAAACAATGGTTTTGGAAGCGGCGTTCGCCTCATCAGGTGCAACTTCAAAGGAAGCCAGAGCGCCGGTGACGGTCGCCGCCTGCTGTGCTTCGCCCACACCCGGGGCGGTCGCCGTAGCCAGCGCAGCAACAGCACGTTCCTGCGGGGTGCCCGGTTCGGTTGTCTGTTCAGACTGAACATCAGACTTGCCCAGCAACTTACCGCCAACGTAACCAGCACCGGAAGTTTCAGCACCGCTGATACCGCCGACCAGACCGCTGTACAGAATGTCGGTCATAACGTCACGGCTCGCCTGAATCTTCGCTTCTTCCTCGGTCAGACCAAGCGCCATGTACTCCTGAATGGCGAGATCTCGGTTGCTCATCGACTGCATGATATAGTCATCAGCGACTGTGCCGAGGAAACTGCTCAAACCTTCTTCATACGCCTCAGAGGCAAAGCCCGACAGCACGGTTTCCATAAAACCCTTCACGCCAGCAGAGCCAGCGTCGAAAGCTTCAAACATTTTGCTGATCTGAGATTTTTCGGTATACGCCTCAATGGCGGCACTCGCGATGCCATAAATAAAAGCGTCCTTCTGGGAGGTACCACGCATCAGCGCATCGTTCACAGCATTCTCAAAGCCACTAAGGCCCATGAGAATGGAACCGCCAATACCACCACCGCCCACCAAACCCGTCAGAGCACTATCAGCGCCGCTGGTGGTCGCATCGTACAGTACATTGAAAATGGAAAGAGCGACAGGATTATCCTTCAGAGCGTCAGCCGCGAGATCTTTCGTGCCTTCACGAGCCGCGCTTTTCGTTGCGGAGATCAGGTTGTCGTAAGGATTCTGCTTCTCACCAAACAGACCGCTCACCAGCGTGTCGATACCTTCCAAAGCCTCAAAAGGAGACAGAAGCACAGACCCGGCAGTCGCCAAGGCAGCTGTGCCAGCGTTTTGGCTTGCGAACTCGCTGGTCGCTTCTGTGGTTTCCTGATAGCGGCGAACAGAGAGATTCTCCTCAAGGTTCAGAAAATACTGCGCGGCGGCATCCACGCCCTGAGTCATGGCGATATACTTGTAGTTGCCACGTTCGCCGTCAGTCATATAGGATGCGAGATCATCATATTCCTTCAGATGTTCGACGTTCATCTGGGAACCCTGCTGACCCATCATAGACTGATACAACGCTTTGCCGCTGCCGGGATTGGCGATGATGCGGTTGATTTCATCCGACTGAGGAGAAGCACCGCTCGGAGCGTTGTTGCCCACAAATGCGCTGTCAAACGCCGCCACCTGCGCATCGAAATCTTCATTCTCCTGAAGCTTGTGGGCATTCAGGATCTCGTTCTGAGCGATCAGATCGTCCAACTGCTGCTGGGCATTGTCGATGATCTCCTGCGGCAGACCGAGCTCTTTGAAGTTGTCCACCTGAGCCTGAAGGTAGCGAATGTTACGGGCATTTTGGCAGCGGCTATTGGTAAGAACTGCGGCAGTGCTTTCAGGAGTCGCGCCTTCTTGCATAGCCGCCATCTGGTACGGGTCGTATGCGTTATACGTCTTAGGCACGCCACGAACGTAGGGGATGGCGGCTTCGTAGGTAGCCATGACGGAACGATAGTTGTCGGTGTCACGACCAAAGGCATCAGCCACGCTCGCCTCGATGTTGTCGTACATCTCCTGACCAGCGGCCTGCTTTTCAGTTTCACCGACCACGGCATCAGCGGCAAATTCACGAGCGCCAGCAGACTGCGCCCACGCTTCTTCGAGCATCTGCTTTTCAGGGCTCATCAGCATGTCAGGCGTGTTGAAAGTCTGTTCAATGACGGCGTAGAACTCATCGTCTGTGGGGATCTTCCCGTTTTCCAGAATGGGCTTAAAGGCGTCGTACTCCGAGAGCAGATTATACGCGCCTTCGTTCGCGCCCTTAAAATAATCGGCTTCAGACTGCACCTGAATGTTCATGTTGGTAATGGCATCCACAAAATTCTCATTTGCGAATCCCACAGCCGACTTCTGCTTGGCAATATCCATCTGCTGTTTGCCGCCGGTGCCGTTCTGAATCGCATCATACGTCACAAAGGACACGTCGCTCATTGAACCAGCCGCCGCCATCATTCTGGGCTGGCCTGCCTTGGGCACAGACGGCGTATTGTACATACGCATGGATTTGAGCTCGCTGTTGGTAGCACCTTGGATGAACGGCTTGTTCTGAATATCGTGATTCAGCTTGTAGCCTTCCTCGATTTTCTGGGACGCTTCATCGTTCGTTTTCACACCGCCAGTAGCATCGGTGATCTGCGATTCGTATTCAGGGGTGGAATAAACGCCGGTCTTTTTGATATAGGATTCTTCGGCCATCCGCTTATACTCAGCGATGTCAAAGTCGATACTACGGGTAATATCGGAAGGGATACCGCCCATGTAGTCATCGTACATCTTCCCAAGGTTTTCCCAGCCGTTGTCCTCAAACAGGTATTCATTGAAGATGTCTTCTACCGAAGCACCGGATTCGATCTGTCGCGCCATATAATCACGGAACTCAGCTGCTTCCTCTTCGGCCTGACGAGTAAACTCTTCAGCTTCCCACGCCTTCTTATACGCCTTGATGGTGTCATCATCACCGCTGGCCAGTGCTTCACTGCGCTTCTGTGCCCACCAAGCATCGTCCCGGCTGAAGCCATCCTTGCCTTTTACGCCAAGCTTCATGGCGGTATCATCCATCGTGGTGCCGTTGGAGTACGGTGCCCACGCGGCACTGCCCCGATCACGCTTGGCCTGTGCAGTCGGGTCGGCGGTATAGGGGGTACCTCGACCCATGTCCTTCTGGATGGCATCGGTGAAATAGTCACCAGAAGACTTGCCGGGGTTGCGGAGCGACCACAGCATACCGTCAACGCCCCAGCTGGTCGCGGCCCAAAGCTTATCAGTAGTCGGAGTGAACTTTCCAACTTTCGCCGCATCCAACGCGGATCCAATTTTCTTGTACTTGCTGCCTTCGCCGCCAATGTTCAGCTTAGCCTTGATCTCATCGTCAGACAGACCCTTGCTCATCCAGTACTGGGCTTCTCTGACCATCTGATCCTGTTCAGCTTTCAGTTCCTTGGTGGCGTTATAGTCGGCATGTAAACCACTCAGGTTGTACGCAAGCATTGCACCCGGACCGTTCTTCTTTGCAGAGGACAATGCACCCGTGGACGTGTGGACGCCCTGCTGATACAGATGAGCATTGGCGGCGAAGAAATCGTCATTGATCTGAGACGGATCATCGATACCAAGAGATGCAAGGTACGGGCTGGTAGCCTTATCGTAGGTTTCAGCCCACTCACCTTCAGCCTTGGCCTGCTCATAAAAGCCATATGCCTTCTCAGCTGTTGCCCTATCCGTTTCGGAAATTTTCAGGATCTGAGCCAAGGCTTCCGTCTCAGTCGGCTTGCTTCCTTTATACCAAGTCTTGACAGAGCTTTGCCGCGACGGCGAAAACAACTTCGACGTAGAAGAACGGATACTCTCCTTTACGTCGCTGTGGGATTGCTTTTGACCCGCAGATCCCTTTGGCCCGGAAGACGGCACCGCATTTTTGGCAAATTTTTCAGCGGCCTTGGCACCGGTAGAGATTGTTTTTGTGGGCTTTGGTTTTTTCTTCTTCTCTTCTTCGTTTTCAAAAGCCATGTATGTTCTCCTTCCGTCTTGCCGGGTCTACTTCTTTAAAATGGAATTTCGCACATTGCTGGTCATCGGAATGATCTGTGGTATCTTCGAAGTGTTTACGGTTGAAATCAAATTCTCCAGACCATTCCCATTAGAACCGGACTTCTTCCCGCCAGAACTGCTACTCTTCTTGCTACTGCCGCCACCACCGACTCCACGCTGATAGCCAAACAGCCCCTTCTCGGTGGCGTACAGTTCAGCGTTGTAAATATCCGTAGCCAGTTGGTTGGCGCGGTCAGCGGCAGTCATGCCACGATCATACTCACGAGCCTCCAGCTCATCCTGATAGGCCAGCTGATCAGCAAGCTGCCCCTTGTCATACTGTGCAAGCTGCGCCGCCAGCTGCTGGGATGCGAGTGCCTGCTGTTCGGCGTAATTGCGTACAGTGCCCTCCTGGTTCTTCAGGATTGCCTGCTGGGCTTCATTGCCCTTAATGCCAATGTTGCCTACCGTCGCACCGATATAGCTACTACGTTGCATGCCGCGACCCAGTGCGGAGCGCACTGCGTCGGCCTGTGCACGCAAGTAGTTCTCACGGCTCTGCTCCTGCTGGAGCGCATACTGGTCAAGCTGTGTTGCAAGGGCCTGATCCCGGGCCAGCTTCGCCGTATCGTACTGCTGCTGTGCGGTCAGACGGTTCTGATCGTACAACGTCTGAAACTTCCGCTTCGCCTGCTCCTGCATCTGCTGTTCGGTCAACG